CCGCCATAATGGCTTGACCCTGCGGGTTTTGACCAATCATCTGAGCAACCATAGGGTCTTGCATAAACGACTGGTGGGTCGCCATGTGCGCTTCATGGTCTTGGTAAATGAATGCTTTCATCGGTTTTCCAACCAGCGCATCCATGTTCTCACTAACCGGATCAGTGGGTCTAAGATCGTCTTCAGTCGGAATCAACTTATCCGCATTCTTAACGCCCAGTACCTCAATCATTTGCCGATGTAACTGCGGCAGGTCGTAGATCTGTGGAGCCTGTTGCGACATCTGGAGTACCGCTTGGTACTGTACAACCCGCTGCGCCATCGTAGAGCTGTTTGGATCACTGACGGGGATCACGTCCACCATCATATAATCCGCTACCCTAGCACTAACTTCTCCACGTACGGGGATATAGTCGTACTCGGTAGGTGCATACTCAGACATGATTGTCTTGAGCATCTTGAACTCTTGCTTCATGGCATAATGAACACGCGCTTGTACTGCAGCCATAGGCTTAAGCGTACGCTCTAACAGCGCCAGCGTCGTTCCTACCGGAGCGTTAGCCGACATGTCAGATATGTTCATATCACTGATAGCCCCTAACCGGCGGCCCTCAGTTGTAATCTGGTTCAATAGGGCGAGAAGAGTCTGGCTTGGCTCTTTGTACGGAAGTGGCATAATGTTGTCGCGGATACTACCAGACGGTACATCCACATCCTTCCATTCCCCCGGCTCGATGGGCGAGTCATCACCCTTGATCCGTAAGCCACGAGACTTCAACCCACCGGGAAGGTTAGACAGCGTACCGGCATCGACCAACTGACGAATCAGCGAGGTACCTGCACGAGCATACCCACCGATAATGTGGATCAAGCCAAGGCCGTAGAACCCAAACCCCGGTACATAGACGTAGTGCACGAAGTGCTGACGCTTCAGCATCAACGGGTCTTCTTCGCTCCAGTTACGTCGAATCGCTAGAACATTACCCGTACCACGTTCAATCGTGACAACGTAAGGCTTTGCAATCTCGTCTTCATCTTCGTCGATACCTTCAATAATAAGATCCGCGTGTACTTCGTATATCGCATATCGATCATCGTCAGTAATAGAGTAGCCACCTTCTTCGGCCTTCCTCTTCTCAATGTCTGTATGGAACGGCTGTGGATCACCGAGGTCTACCTCTCTGTAGAACCCCATCGCTTGTAGCTTCTTCAGCTCGTTCTTGGTCTTCCGCATGACGTGGGTAACACGCTCTGCAGTCTCAATATGGGACGCGCCGTAGGGCACGATAACGTCTTCGGCAGGAATATAGATAGCTACCTGACGCCCTAAACTCGGGTCATAGTAGACCTTCTTAAACGCAGACCCCGCCAGTCCTAGGCTGTATAAGAGGCGTTCATGCTCTGGCCGATACTCAACCATGCGCTCAGTCAGCTCATAGTTCATATCTGCTTTTACCCTGTCAGCAGCTTCGGCTTTCTCGGGTGTTTCCTCTCCTAGTACCTTTACACGTACGGGGCCAGCGGCTGGGAAAGTCTCGCTCATCGTCTCTGCTTGGAAACGTATCGCAGCTTCGGCCAGTACAGTAGAGTAAACCCCGCAGGCACCTTCCCACGGGTCTGTGCGCTCTTCGTACTTGAACCCTAATACGTCCAGTCCTTTGACAAACGTATCAGCCCAATCTTTTCGACTATCAACGTCAGCGTCGATAAGTCCAACTAAATCCTGTGCAAGCCCTTGCAGCTCGCTATCATCTAACGCTTCAGCAAGGTTGGCATCAAACCCCATAAGGTCTGCTTCATTGCCATCAGGAATTAACGTGATTTCCATACTGCCATCGGACAGCGTAATGCTTTCAGGATCGACGATCTCGATCTCTAATGCTTCTCCACCAACAAGCTCGTCGTCCATCATCTCGCCTTCGAGTAGATCATCAATGCCTTCTGGTGCCGCGTACAAACCTTTTTCAATTGCCATAATTTTTACTCTATAATAGTCTTGTACGCCCACCTGCATTGAACCCTTCAGGTAGCGTAGGGAGGGCGGGGGTATTTAAAGCCTTTTGTGCCGCTTCAACTTCTCTAGCTTGGTTTGCTGGCACTACTTCTGCTGCTGTAGCTGCTTCTCGTTGAGCATACTCTTCAGGAAAATACTCATAAACCATATCATCTTCCATTTGAACTAAAGCCTCTTCAACCTCTTCAGGGCTACGGTAGTAACCTTTTTTGGCCTCTTCAAGGTAACGTCTTACTATAGGATTCATACCAGCAGCAAGGGGTTTTTCCCCCCTGTCTCTAAGGATTTTTGTAGCCAATGCAATAAAAGGCTTTGGGTCTTTGGTGTCGTTGTCTGCCATAATTTTTACTCTTAGTAATCCCCGCCACGCCGTTGTTTGAAATAACGTATGTCATCAGGTTCATCAGTTGGTAAGCGTATGAAACCACCTTGTCTAAAACGCATTAACGCCATGACTGTCGAATCCACTAAGTCATCATGGCTCATAAACGGGAATCCAGCAATCTCTTCAATTACTTCCTCCGCCCAGCGAGTTTCAGGTATCCATACTATACCTGATGCTACAATATCAGCGACGGAATTTAAACGTGCTAATTTATCACCAGATCCTCTATGAGGCGTATACTCTTGTACTGGCAGTCCCATACGGCGCATCTCCTGATAGATCGCCACACCAGAACTTTTCTTCTCCACGATAAACGCATCAGGTTCCCAGTCAGCGTATTCTTCCAACGCCAACTCTTTCAACTCGGGAAACTCCAACCGCTTCTTAATACTGTTCAGTAAGATGATGTTGTACGCTTCGGCCTCATCATTAAAGAAGACTCCCCATGTCGTCAGGGCCGTAAAGTCAGCACGGTTGTGCTTCTCTGCAGCAGAGTCTAACGACATGATAATATACTCGCAGTTGGGCGGGTCTTCCTTTGTCCAACGACTCCACCACTCACGCTTAACGATGGCAGCTTCTTCCGCCGTGGGTTCCTGCTGATACTGGGCGTTCCACTGGAAGACTGGCATAGAAGCCTTAGTCCGTAGCAGTGCTTCCAAATCAAAGAACTCAGGCCATAACGGCTTCTGTACAGGCTTACCTGTCTTTTTATCTGAGGTCTCTAAGATCGCAGGGAACTCGATCACCTCGAACTCATCAGCACGTTCGTTGTTTCCCATATCCCGCACAACACGACCTGTCAGGTCATCCATGTGCCAACGGGTTTGGATAATCGCTACCCGCCCTCCGGGCATTAAACGCGTACGTGCCCCAAACGTGTACCACTCATACGCCTTCTCAAATACCGAGAAGTTACCGTTAATAACGTCTTGCTCAGAGTGCGGATCATCCACCAGAAGCAGGTCAGCACCACGTCCAGCAAGGGCTGAACCCACCCCACAAGCGTAGTATTCGCCCCCTACACTGGTGTTCCACCGACCTGCAGACTTGGAATCAGAGGCCAAACCGACCGTAGGAAACACCGCTTTATAGGCGTCTACACCGATTAAATTACGTACTTTACGCCCAAAATCTACAGCTAAATCAGTAGTATGCGACACCATCATGACTTTTTTATTAGGATTCCGCCCTAAGTACCACGCTGGGTAAAAGATAGACACTAACTGGGACTTACCGTGACGTGGGGGTATGTTTACGCATACTCTATCCTTGTCCCCACCCTCAATCGCCATCAGCATGTCAGCCAATATGCGGTGATGTTTACCCACAATGAACTCAGGCATCATCGCTTTACAGAACTCTATCAGGTCGTCGTACGCTAACTTGTTTTTCTTGCGGGAATCCAGCTCATTGACCAGTTTGTCGATCTCAAGGACTTCATCTTGGGTATAATCGTCCAGATTATCCAACATCACTTGGATTTCTTCTTCTGTAAAGTCTAAAGCGACCTCACTCATCGTCATACTCTTCGTATATCTCGGGTTCTTCAGGTGTCAACCCTAATTCTGCGTCCACGTCAATAACTTTTCCCTCAAATATGATGGGTGCACCCAATTCTTCGGGCGGATTGACTAACTTCTCTAGNTTTTGACGCANCTTNNNACGNAGNTCGTCCGTAGACTGGTGCGTTATNGTGACNTCNGACTTCTCTGCAAACAAACTAACGTCTGAAATCTTACCTAACAGCTCTAGGGCACGGATTCTTACCCGTGGGTCTGGGTTCTCTGACTCTAGTAGCAGCTTATTGGTTACAAGGTGGCGTATCTGGGTAGCACTCTCGGCTACAGACTGCCCAAACTCTTGCAAGATGTTGTTAGTAAGCACTAATGAGGCCGGGGTCATCTTAGCAGCCTTGGGGTTGCTCACTTTCTTAGATGTTTTTATAGGATCTTCGGCGTATTCCACGGCTAGACCTGCTGCTATGGTCTTATCACCCTTGTCTGGCGCTATGTCTAGGCCGTGTTCGGACAAATATAACGCAGTATTGCAGGCCGCTTCCGCACGAACGCGGAGATCTGCATAGGACATGTCCACAGATAGGGGTATTCCAACTTCTGGATGAAGCACTACTGTCATAGATGTACGCAGGTTGTTAACCGTTACCGCAAATGTACACGAAAAATAATTTTTTGCAACATTAATCCATTATACTCATTAACTTATCTATAAACCCCGGTTCTTCCGGCAAGAACCCTAACCGCATACGCTCTTCTTCGGACATATCTCCTAAAATACCTGTTTCTAGGTTTTCTAAGCCCCGTAACATATCCTCTTCTCGGCTAAGTAAGTTTTCCCGAGTTCTTTCCCCCGTCTGCAACTGCCGTATAAGTTCGTATATTTCGTGTTCACCTTGGGTGGTACCAACCCTATTTAAGTTAGCCACATCCCTACGATGTGCACGGGTGTCTTTCCACCACGGTGCACCTTCTTCTTTTTCCTGCGATAGATAGTCTTGTACTCTTTCGGAACGTAGCCCTCTATGCCGTAACTCATGCTTTAACGTATCTTCGTATGGATGCCCTTCAATTTTATTGTATTGCGTCGTTAAGTCTGCAAAAACATCATCCCCTTGGGGAGGACCACCAACAATAGCGGCCTGAATACCACTAAATCGGTCGCTAAGTATCTCTTCATACTCCGGTAAAGACATGGCACCGTCATAATTTTGGTAGGGGGTTACGTATCGCCCTAATGTCCTAGAGCCGGTACTGCCTATAGGTCTGGTATAACTTCTTATGTTTGCAGGTTGGCTGAATTGTGGGTTATCTGTTTGGTCACCGTATAGCCCAAGCGCAGTAAGCACGGCTCCCGGCCCTTCGTTCATCTTATACCCTTCGGGTAATTCATCCTGAACCCCCATGAGGTACTCGATCTTAAGCATTTCTTCAGACGCAGCTTTTGCATCTTCGTAGGCTTCAGGGCTACTAAACCCCAACGCTTGCCACTCTGGTCTGCTAAGTGCCTCTTCATATTCCGGTAAAGACATGGCACCGTCATAATTTTGGTAGGGGGTTACGTATTCCCCTAATGTCCTACGTCCATCTCCACCTATAGGTCTGGTGTAGCTTCTTATGTTTGCAGGTTGGCTGAATTGTGGGTTATCTGTTTGGTCGCCGTATAGTCCGAGCGCAGTAAGCACGGCTCCCGGCCCCTCGTTCATCTTGTATCCTTCGGGTAGTTTGTCATCAACCCCCATGAGATACTCGATCTTAAGCATTTCTTCAGACGCAGCTTTTGCATCTTCGTAGGCTTCAGGGCTACTAAACCCCAACGCTTGCCACTCTGGTCTTCGCTCTGCCATGACTACATACCTAACCGTTTAAAACGGTTTATACCGAAAAATAATTTTTTATGCAAGAAGGTTGGGACTCCTACCGGGGGGTGTTCCTATATAGAGGGGGGTGGGGGTCGAGTCTGATGAAAAAAGGGGTTTGAAC